GCGCGATTAACGGGTCAGGACCTTGCTGTTGCGGTTGTCCTTGGCCTGCTATCTGCATGCTCAACTGGCGTACATTCTGTAGCTCTTGAGCGATGTTTTGCGCGATCAGCATCTCAATTTCAAGCATCTGATCATCGGTAGGCGGTTGTCCCTGGCTCTGCTGCATAAACTGCATCATGGCCATTTCTTCAGACTTAATCTTAACGTGCTCGGTTACGTGTTTCTGCAACGAAACAATGATAGACGGAGTCTGAGCCGCTATAGGCGACGCACTGAACAACAGGTGTGATACAATGTGCGCATCGTGGTTCTGGCCATCAAAGGCTTTAAGCTCCACGTTATCCAGCGCATCGATATTCTCTTGCGCAGGGTCTTTGGGTATCTGTTCCAACGTAGCAGGTTGATTTAACAACTTATCTACATCCTTAACACCCAACGCGTCGTACATGCGGCGGAAAGCTTCATGCATGTTGTGCATCTGAGGCGCTTGCGTAGCCATTTGTAGCTGTGCCTGAGCCAAAGCAATACGCTGTGCTTGCGAGAAAATATTGGGGTTAGATACAGGTACCACGTCCACACGATCGTCAAAATCAGACGCCATAATGGTCTCATCTCCGCCTTCGACGGAGAACGGATACTCCTGTGGCAGAGATTCGTGCATTACACGTGTCAGGAGCTTAAATTCCTGCCGCATAGCGTAATGCAGGCGCTTGTGGACAGCGCTCATTACCCGGCTACCTTGCTCAAGCATGGCTACTGTCGTGCCGACCGCCGCTTGCTGGTTACCGTCACCTACTTTTAGGTCAGTAATCGTGGCAAAACGCTGTCCGGCTTGTACAACAAAGCCTAAGAGCTGGAATAGCGTGCTGTCTGGGCCTTTAAACGGCAACGGAATCAAACTATCTCGAATAGCGCCGCCTGGAGCGTCTACATCACGGAATTCCCCTGGTTGTAGAGGCTCAGAATCGTCCCGTATTCGCATTCCACGGGCTTTAAAGCCTGCGGGAAGGTTAGATAGCGTACCCGCGTCGATAAGCTGCCTGAGAGCCGCTGTGGCCGTCCTAGATAGGCCGCCAATAGTGTGGATTAGACCCAAACCATAGAAACCAAAACCAGGAAGGAACTTGTAGTGAACGAAATATTGAATTTTCTTGCGATCTTCGTCGTCCTCGGCGTAGTTACGGCGAATGGACAGCACAACTCCGCTGTTTTCAACGATGGTTACGATGTAAGGCAGTTTGATTCCTGTCTCTTCCCCATCTCCGTCAGTATCCTCGAACCCTGCAAGGTCTAATTCAACGTGGAACTCTAACAAAGTCACGTCATAGTCGACATTTGAGGCTTGGACGCCCTGAATTCTGTCCATTTCGTCCGTAACTTCGTTCGTATCGGTCTGACCGGGTAGAACGGGGACGTCTAAATAGAATCCAGACACCTGAAGCTTGCGCAACTGGTTCAAAGGCATCGAAATAACGTTCGCGATGCACGGACAAGTCTCTAAACTGCTTGTTTCGTAAGGCACAACAAGGTTTTCAGCAGGCACAAACTTGCTGACAACGCGGTTTAGGGCCTCATCGAAGTAAACTTTCTTGAAAGTAGAGCCTGCCAAGGGTAAATAAAACAGCATTTGGTCGAATTCAGGGGTGTATTCCTCCATCACGTTAGTGATGTAGTAGTTCATGAACTCTTTTACCCGTCTTGCTTGCTGTTCTTTCTCTCGAGTAGGCGCACCTATCACAGACGTACGTACAGGCCCGTCAGGGGGCAGCAGCTCGTTAAACGCTTGAGCTTGGAACTGAGTGGCGGCTTCAGCTAAAAGCGGGTGTGTGACCCCTGTAGAGCCTCTGAAGGGCAGTGTGCGCTCTTCGTAAGAAAAACCAAGAAGCTCCAGACCATCACGGTACGTGTCTTCCCACTCCTGACGAGAGGATTTGTTGGCATCAAACTCCCCCATGAGCTCGTTGGCCACAGATCCAAGGATTCCGGTGTCAATTTCTTCGGCCAAATTGCGGAAAAAGTCGCCTTCATCGACGTCGCGCATGGATGGGTCAAAGTCTATGACCACGCCGCCTTCGTCATCTTCGGTGATTTCGATGTCAAGACCCTCTCGAGCCATGTTTTCCATCGCACCGGGCACCGCAATTTCCACTTGATCCTCAATGGATAAGTCTATCGGGTCCTCCCGACGCTCCATCATAGGCATTATGCTGTCACCGTTTGCCATTTTAGTTACCTTTTAGGGTTTTTCTGTCTGTAACGAGTATCTGCCTCGGATTCAAACGGGTCAACACGTCTGCTCTCTGGCAAAGATGTTCCACGTGGAACATTCTCACGGTTAATAGATCTTTGACGAATTCTTTCCATAGTCTCTTGTATTAATTCTTCAGGGCTACGGTTACGTATGTTTGCGGGAGGCTCCTCGAGTCCCATAAGCTCATCATAACGTTGTTGGTTGACTCTTTCCCGTAAATCTCTAACGTCTGAGAATTGTTCGGGTATTAAGTCGGTAGTCAAAGTCGGAGGTAAGTCTCTCAAAGTTGGGTCGGTAAAACGAGCCTGGACATTTCTTGCTTCAACTTCCGTCGGCAAACCTCTGTACTCTTCAAAGGAGATTTCTTTTTCCCTGAAAAGCTCTGGACGTAAATAATCTTCTATATTCTGTACCGCATGTTGCGTCTCATGAAGAATAGCTGAAGTGAAACCAACTTTGTCATCAGGATCCAGGTCAAACGGGTTTAATATTATTTTATTTTCGCTAGGTAGATATTGAGCAGTGAAATTACCAGAGCCTAGCTCTACTTTTACGCCTGAAAGCTGCGGATAATTTTCAAAAAGTTCTGGCAAATCTAATACTTGATTTAGATTTTTTGCAGACCCATAAGCCATCATCATAGAAACTTCGTTCATGTCTACTTGAGCAGGAGACGTTTCTATTTCAAACTGCCTTTCTCCGTTAGCTCCCACAAAAGAACCTTTTTCCCTAAACAACTCTTGTTCTAGGGCAGTGTCCGGAGACGTTTCTAAAATATCTAGCCTAGCGTCGCTTAACTTTTCAGGCGCTTTTTGAGCCTTTTTGCCCGCAATAATCCCCTTGATTACGTTTTTACTACCGGGAATAGGGTTAAAAACGTCCGTCATGCTCAACGACGCCAAAGATCTAGCTTTTGCGGCGCCTACTTGATCTCCTGCTTTATCTAACTCCGTGGCTTGCTCATACAAAGTATTTGAATCCATGAACGACCTGACATTAGAAATACCGGGTATCATATCAAGCATAAAGCCTGTTGGGTCTTCTTGGATACCTGTGGCCATACCTGAGCCAATATCCATGATGTCTTGACCGACTTCAGAAGGTGAAACAAAAGACGGCATTCCACGCTCATCAGGACGTACCAAATAGTTTCCGACAAACTCGGGAATGTCAGCAAAGCCTTGGCCCATGTCTTTAATACGCTGCATGACGCTGTCTAACGCGTTTTCTTCTTCCGCAGGGTACTTAGAGGCGTCAAATTTTACGTCTCTTCTGACCATGTCAGAAAGCACTTCGGGACGGTAATCTTCTTGAATATATAACGGGTCCGAAGGGTCTAATGCCGCACCGCCGTCCTTAAATCCCTGCACACCGGCAAGCACGTCAAATGCGCTGACGTCCGGTCCAGAACCACGAATGTCCTCAGCCGTGCGGCTCAAGTCTTTCCCTGCAATCAAAGGTTCGCCCGCTCTTAACCGAGACAACGCACCCTTGTTATCTATGTTGGCTATGTTGTCGATAATCGCGCTCTTAGCTTCTTCGGGACTCAAACCCTGACGCGCTAAGTCAAAACCAAACATGTTGTTGAAGTAATCAAGGCTCTCGGACCCCGGGTCTTTGCCCGCGAGCCCTAGACGCATGCCCTGATAAATTTCTTTGGCTTGTGAACCCGCACGGGCTAAAGGACTCTTACCTGCATGGTAAGAAAACAAAGCGTGATTAACTGCGTTAAAGACTTCTTCGTCACCTTCGATACCGGTGTTCTGCCGAGTAGACGGCTCACCCGATTCAGGCAAACGCAACTTAACGCGGAACTTAGGGTCGACTAGACCGGCGTCTACCATTTGATTGGTTAGGTCTACCGCTTCACGAGTAATTTCTATCTGACGGGCGTCATCAAAACCAAGCATCTCCGCACCCTTCTGGATAAGCTTGGTGGCAATTCCACCCCCTGCAAAATTAGCGGGGGCTAAAGGCTTTTTTACAACGGGTCCCCCGTCTCGAAACTGCGCGACCGCTCTTTTGCTAAGCATGCGGTTGACGGCTTGCTGCCGTTTGTCTAGCAAAGATTCTATCCCGTCCGCTTTTTCAACAACGCCGCCCATGGCATATTGAACACCGGGGTCAGGCGGATCAAACATGCCCTGAGATTGCATTTGATTCAAAGACGCCATCACGTCGGCTTCTGTTAAACCCGGATACCTGCTTTGATACATTTCAGCAGCTTGACTGGGAGTTAGTGCCCCTGAAAGAATATACTGGCCCACTTCCACATCGCTTAGATCTTGCATGCGACCCATGTTGATTTCGTTTAAATACCCGGTAACCGCTTCAGGAGTTAAGTCAGCAAACTCCGGCCTGTTTGCGCTGTAATACGCTGCCACTTCTTCCGGAGTAGTACGGCCCTGGTTCAACAAGTCGGCAATCAAGTCCTTCTCTTGGAAGTCCTCGTCGCCATAACCGCGAATCATTTCCGTGAGTTGCTCAGGAGTTTGGAAGCCACCGCGTAACAGACCTTCGACCACGTCTCCCGATTCAACGCCAAACTGATTCGTTACATTGCCAATGCCAATTTCGCCACTGCTTAGCAAATCCGCTATTTGCTTCTGCTCATCTCTAGAGAAACCGTCTTCAGCATTGATGCTGTCTAATATGCTCTGAGGCGTTCTAGTGCCTCCTACAGTCAGTGTTTGTCCGGTGTTGTTAGTATCCCTTGCCGTGTAAAAATCTGTAGCGCCAGTAGTCTGTGAGCCTTGGTTCGTGACCGCTGTTCCAGGGAAATTTCCTGACGTGTCCGGTTGAGGAATTAGTCCAGAGTCCACGTAGTCTTCTGCACGAACAGGCATAGTACGCATTTCACCGCCAGGAGCAGTAGGGACGAACCCAGGACGAAGTGGCGTATCAACCGCGGCTACGTCCGCGTACGGATTCACGTACGCCGGTGCAGCAAACCTGCCCCGCGTGTCACCTGGACGGATAGAGTAAATGTCACCCATCTGACCGGTTGCTGGTACAAGAACATCCTGCGTGCCTACAAACCCACGGCTCCCGCCTAACGAGCCAATGCCAAGACCCGGGACGTTTACACCACCTGTTGTAATGCCTGTGCCGCCTTCTTGGTAAGTGGGCTCAGGATCAACGTAAACGTTTGCCGCGTCAGAAGCCGCATTTAACGCGTTTAATTCATCTGGAGTAAAATCTCCTTCAGGGAGATCTTTGAAGAGATTGTAAGCACCTGTGATCAAAGGTAGACCAGGGATCAACGTATTTCCTAAGTTTTTAACACCGGTTGTTACAATCTCTTCAAAGGTGCTCGGGTCTGCGTCGGGCTCTCTGGGCTCGCCGTCTCCGCCGTCCCCACCGCCTAAGTCTAAAGTGGTGTTTAGTGAAGCTAATGCACCTGGATTAAACGTGTTGCCTTGATTAAGGCGTTGTCCCGTTACGTTAATCTCTTCAATATCAGAATCGTTTTGATAAGGTCCTATGTTTGAGTTGTTTAACGCATCAAAATTTAACGCTCCACCTAAAGCGGAGTTATCCGAAAGTTGGAAACCCATATTGTCTAAAGTCGAAGTATTGTAAATGGGAGTCATGTTAGTCCCAATTCCAATGCCCTGTAGATTGGGATCCATGTTTCCTATGGAGAAACCCGGCGTTGTTACAGGGGGTATTGCATCCGTTAAGTTAGCGTTTGAACCTATGTTTCCA